CTGGCTCCTGAAAGAAGAGCCCTACATTGAGATAAGGAATCTCCCGGGGAGTACCTTCTCGATCCAATCGGTATGTAATGGAAGTGGAGTTTATATTTGCGTAATAGGGATGCCGATAGGCCTTCCCAACGCTCATCTTGAGTCCCAGATCATGACTCACTTGGACATGTCTATCCCACAGCTCAGGTCGAGCCGGATAGACCATGTCATCTCCATTCACTAACACACCTTCCAGGATCTGGTCATAATCCAAACCCATCTCGTAATGATCCTTACTCATCGTGATCAAGTAAGTGGCTAAGTTAGCTAAACACAAGATAGGAAAGGAGAGAATACTCCCCATCAGCTGACCATTAGCCTGGGTTCCTTCCCAAGCCCGCTTCGTAAAGCGATTCTTCTTCTCATCCCACCGGGGATAATAGAGCTCGTGGGGTCCTAAGACCCTCTGAGCGGCGAGGAGTTCAACTTCAGGACGATTCTGCAAAAGTTTCATCAGAATCATATTACTGAACTTCCAACTCAGACCATCGGTTGCCGCGGAGTAATCCACGGAAAACCAATGATCCCCGGGACGAGAATTCTTTTTAAGATCCATAAGGTCAGTAGGAGAAAAAGGTCTTCCAATTAGCCTGAAACAGCTAATTTTTCTCATTTGATCATGGAGGGCTCTTTGTAATTTTCGCTGAGAGAAATAGGGGAGAGCTTCACCCTTAGAGATCACTCGCACTTTGAGTGGTTCAATCACACCCTTGATCTCACAAGATAAGGGATACGACCAATTGATCCCCCGAACGGCGGCAGTCAAATCTTGCCAGTCCTCTAGACCCGAAGGTTGGCGGACGACAATTAACTGCCTTGTGGAACCGTAAGGGTGACAAATATACTGTACATAAGAGAGCTCGGTTGTGTGAGGGATCAGGTCCCAATACTCTTCGATACTTTGGGGAGGATGATTCCTCAACCCACCAAGTACCTTCAAGTAGTGGAACTGACCCCCGTGACCTCGAGTTCCCTCGAAACAAGCAGACTGAGTGGCTTGATAGCCTGACTCCTCAGTCTCCATATATTTGTCCAGACCGCCCCGTAGCTTCTCAAGAAGCCTTTCAAAAACGGGATTAGAGAAAGCCGCATCTATTGCGAAAATCATTCCCCGGATCAGGGGAGGTGAGACTTTCGAGATGTTCCTTGTATGTTTCTTTTATAAAGTCCTCCGAAGACGGAAGACAACATCTCTTTACTTGGAACCAACTGTACCATAAATGCGTATTTCGATCGTTATACGCATTAATT